AATGTTAATGTGATAGTAGGACCCTCGGCTTTTGGTAATAAAACTAACTTATAGGTCGTTGACGAATGTATAAAAACCTAGTAAATTGTGATACACTCGCCTTTTTACAAGCTTTGCGAACTTGCTTCAATATTGACAATATAAAGAGAAACTATGGGATTTTTTAAAAAAATATTCAAACCAGTATCGAAGGTATTAGATAAAATAATACCAAATGAAATCAAACCAGCATTACCTTTTGCTGCAGCGTTTGCACCTTATTTATTACCAACAGGTATAATGGGAGCAGGTATGGCTCAAAGAGCTTTGATGGGTGGTGGTTTAAATATTTTAGGACAACTATCTCAAGAGGGTAACGAAGGTGATATTAATTTATTATCAGCGGGACTCGGAGCGTTGACCGGTGCAATGACTGCGCCAGGATCGGGACCTGCAACTGTTAGAGGTGATTTAACTACAACTGTTCCAGATTTTTCAGCAGCTGGTCCAATGGAAGGTCCTGCTTTAAAAACTATGAGACTACCTGGATTTGGTCCTGAAAGAGTTGTGTCTGAAGGAGCAGGAAGTTTTGCAGACTTTACAGCTAAAGGTATAGAAAGATTTGGAGCAGAAAGTGCAGGCGGACAAGTTTTAACTGGTTTACAAAAAGCTTCTGACTTTATGACTAAACCAGGTTTAACAAAATTTACAGCACCAGTTGCACAGGGTGTTGGTGATCTAATGTTTGCACAAGCTAAAAGAGATCAAGATGAATATGATCGAATGATGGAAGAAGAATCAGAAGCAGATGCAGCATCAGATGCACAAAGAGCCTTTGCAATTAGAAGAGCTATGGAAGCACAAGGTGCAACTGAAGAAGAAATAGAAGATGCAATCTACGCAGCAGGATATAAAACAGGCGGTAGAGTAGGTTTGAGATTTGGTGGTATTGGTAATGCTGTTGAAAATATAGAAGACGCAGAGATGAAAGAGTCAGTAAAATTTGCTATGCAAGATATGGATATACCTATGATAGATATTGTAGAGGAGTTTGAAATAAAATTTAAAAGAAAACCAAATAGTTTACAAGAACTAAAAGATTTTTATAAAGACAAATACGAATACAAAGGTCCTGCAGATGTAAAAATGGATGTAAAAGAAAAAATGGTTATGAGAGCTAAAGATGGAGGCCTAATGGATCTTGGTGGTAAAGAAATGGATTTAAGAAAAGGTGGCTTTGTGCCAATTGGTAAAAAAGAAAGAGCAGACGATGTACCTGCAAGACTTTCTAAAAACGAATTTGTAATGACTGCTGATGCGGTCAGAGCAGCGGGTGGTGGCAGTGTTAATGAGGGTGCTAAGAGAATGTATAAAGTAATGAATGATCTGGAGGCTAGAGCATAATGTCAGAAACAGTAACAATAACAAAACCAGCACCGATATTAGAAGGTTCGCTTACAGCCTTTTTAAGTCAAATAGATAAATTAGGTGGTGGTGCACTTGATCCTAGATTAGACCCAAGTAAATTTACAACAGTTACAGATCCTAAAACAGGAAAAAAAACACAAATATATAGAGGTATTGATACATCTGTATATGATCCAAAAGTAGCAGGACAAGTACAATTACAAAAAGATGCAGCTACTAGAGCAGCTGAATTAGGAGCTTTGACAGGACCCGATGCCTACAAAGCTTATATGTCTCCGTATCAACAAGAGGTTATTGATACAACATTAGCAGAATTTGACAGACAACAAGCAATTGCAGATACAGCACAAAGAGATCAAGCGATTGCAGCTGGAGCATATGGTGGTGGAAGAGAAGGCGTTATGGCAGCAGAAGCAGCAAGGGGAGCTCAAACTAATAGAGCAAACTTACAGGCACAATTACTAGCACAAGGATTTCAACAAGCACAACAAGCAGCAGCGGCAGATCTTGCAGCAGAACAAGGATTAGGTGCCTATCAAAGTCAATTAGGTCAAGCACAACAAGCTGTACAACAAGCTCAATTCGACGCCGATCAAATTGCAGCAAGAGAAGCAGAGTTCCAACCATTCACACAATTAGGTTTAGTTGGTCAACAACTTGCACAGATTCAACCAGGCGCGTTCCCTACACAAACTGTAGGTTATGCACCACCAGCAGCACCAGCTAGTCCTATGTCACAATTCTTAGGTGGCGCGGCAGGTATTGGTGGTATCGCTGGTAAATTAGGATTATTTGGATAATGAGTAAAATTTTAAGACGACCAATGTTTAGAGGTGGCGCAGTCGATAGCCGTGGAACGGGGATTACATCTGGATTAATGGATAAACCTAAAAGAGGTTTAGTGGATGAACCAGGAGGCTACGCTGGTGAAGTTCGTACTGGTGGTGATCTTTTAAGAAATGTAAATACTAGATTTGATCCTTTTTATCAAAATATGAATATGGATCAGTTAAGAGCATTTCAATCATTAGGTATGGGTAATCCATTTAGATCTACAAAAGATATGCCTGGTAGATTTAAAAATGCTTTTACTTTTAAAGAACCTGCTAGAGGGGATAGTCTTGTAGATAAAATAGTAGCCTCTGCTCCTATAGTTCAAGAACAGGAAAAATTAGAAAAAGATGTAGATAAGAACAGACAAATATTAGATAACAAAAAATTTTTCTCGGGAGATGTAGATGAAGTTATTAAACAAAGCACTCCGGTTAATATGGAAAAAGGTGTGCCTGGTGGTGGAGACGAAAATATGTTTGCAAATGTACAAGGTAATCAAGAACAATCTACAGAAATTGACGCTAAACAATTGATGAGAGAAAATGCAGAATTATTTAAAGAGTTATTAGGTGAGAGTAATAAGAAAAAATTAAAAGATGCAAGAATAAGTGATGCATCAGATTACTTGTTAAAATTCTTTGAAGGTACTCAAAGAGAAGGTGCAACTGTCGGATCAGCAGCAGCTGATGTAGCAGCTTTTGCAACAGCTAGAGACAGCAAAACTGAAAGAGCAAAACAAGGTATTGAAAAACAAGACCAAACAGCAATGGCTTTAGCAATTAATGATTACATTGCAGGTAAGAGATCTAAAGAACAACTAGATATGTTAAGTAAAAAATTAGATATTAATTTAAAAAATAAATTAGATGCAATTGATTATACGGCAGATGTAGCAGCAGCCGCTGAAAAAGGAAAAAGTTTAAATAAATTAATTAGTTCCTCTAATGAAGACACAACATATAAAAAAATAGAAGAAGGCACTAAAAATTATGCAGATAACAGAGGTTTAAATATTCCAGAAACTATTACATCAGAAGAAATTAAAGGTGATGATACAACTCCATTAGTAACTGATACTGAAACATTATTAGTAGAAGAAAACAAAAATCAAATATTCATAGATAAATCAACTAAAGAAGTTTTTCAAGT